TAACCTGATGTAACTGAAGTACCTGATGTACCAGAGAAGCCACTTATACCTGAGTATCCTGATCTGCCCGAAAAACCAGATGTGCCAGAGAAGCCGCTAAATCCTGATGTTCCTAACCCACTAAAACCAGAAGTACCGGAGAAACCACTTATGCCTGAATAACCTGATCTACCAGAGAAACCAGATGTACCAGAGAAACCAGATGTACCTGAAAAACCAGATGTACCACTGAAACCGCTTATGCCTGAATAACCAGATGTACCTGAAAAACCAGATGTACCACTGAAACCGCTTATGCCTGAATAACCTGATCTGCCTGAAAAGCCAGACGTACCTGAAAAACCACTGAACCCTGATGCACCAGAACTTGGAATAATCCAAGATAAATCTCCTGATCCGTTAGTTGATAATACATATCCAGATGTACCACCGGTGATTTCTAAATTAGATATATTTCCTAATGATACATTGGCGCCGGTAAAGGATACGTTTCCGTTAGCCGTAATAGCAACAGCGGTTATGCTTGCAGAGTTGTCTATTACAGCTACGTTATTAGGTCCAACTGAGAAACCTTCTATTGAATTTAACTTTGTTTCTGCCATTTAATCCTTACCTTAGCTGTATTTAACTTATTCTCCGCAAACAAAAAATAAACACAAGGACTATCATTACAATAGTCCTTGTCATCCATCATTAGATAGTCCTGAACTGCGTGGTCCAAACTGTTGAGTTAGTGCTTGAAGGAGTTACTTGTAATGACAAGTTACTGCCTGCTATATTAACAGCAAGTGTACCAGTTGACCCGCCTAAATTAACTGTAGCAAACGTTGAATAATCTACGTTGCCACCATCGGTTACTGCTTGTACTGTTGCTACACTATACTTAGTACCTGAAGCATCTATGCCTTTTACCAAGAACTCTACACCAGTAACTCCAGATACCGCAAATGTTGCAATAGTTTGGTTAGCAGTAATTGATGAAGTTGTAAGTGTTGACCAACCAATATCAGTATTGCCTAAGTCAATTCTAGTAGCAATATTAGCAATATTAGCACTTATATTATTAGTAAGTGAAAGATTATTTGCTGATACGTTTCCAGTAATATTAGCATAACCTGTGATATTAGCACCAGTTGCTGTAATTATAGCAGTAGTATTTGATTCAGCAGTTAAGTCAATATTACCATTACTATTAACTTTTACATTACTAGTACCATTTACTAGAACACCAGTAAAGAAGTTAGCTGTTACTAAATTACCTAAGTTAGCATTGGCTGCTGCAATATTACCAGTAAAGTTAGCAGTGTTACCTGATAGCTGTAGATTTACAGTAGCATTAGCTACTACTAAGTTACCTGTAAAGTTAGCAGTGTTACCTGACAGTGCTAAGTTTACAGTAGCGTTATTAACTGTTAAGTTAGCATTAGCACTTATGTTATTAGCTAAGATATTACCAGTAGCATCTAAGTCTGCGGTAGTAACTTTAGCATTTGATGTAATATTTCCACCAACTAAGTTACCAGTCACAGCTAAACTCGTACCAGTTGCTGCTCCAATATTAGGAGTAGTAAACTGAGCGTTAGCTTTTACTACAACATTACCACCAGCGATTTCAGTAGTTGTATTGTCTACATTTACAGAGAATACTGTACCAGTTAATGTTAACCCTTGACCTGCTGTATATTCGCCTGCACCGGAGAATTGATCCCATTGAATGGGATCTGTGCCTACTGTATTAACTTCATCAATTTGTACCCAGCCTGTTGAGTTGTAAACAGTACCGCCAGTTACGAAAGTAAAGTCACCACCTGCTATCTCAGCAGCGGTATCAAAGTCAGTAGCACGAATTAATGCTGTGCTGTTAGCATATGTATAGATACCATTGTGTGCTAAGTTAGCTTCGTCTTTAACTAGAATTCTAAATCCAACACTGGCAACGTTGACACCATCAATCAATGTATACGTACCAGTTGTGACTAGAGTCGCACCTACACCTGCTGTTCCGTTGTTATATGTAATAGTACCGCTTGACACGTTAGCAAGAGTATCTGGTGTTGCAGCACCGCAACTTGCATGAATATGTAATCCTTCTGCTACTGTATCAACATAAAACTTTGTAGCAGCATCTTGTGCATTAACTGGATTTTGTAGACTTTCTATTCTAAAATTACCAACGTCAACTTGACCGGTGCCTGTTGGTCTTAACTCTACATAGTTGTTACCTGCAGCAGCGTAAATAGTTAAGTTACCGCCTTGTGCCGTGACAGTGTTAGATTTTACGCCACCAAATGTACCTTCGCCGTTTGCTGTAACATAACCAGTTATATTAGCACCAACACCACTTATAGTAACTACAGCGTTACTTGTAGCAGTAATTACTACATTACTGTTAGCGGTTATTGCGATATTGCTATTGCCATTTAAAACAGTACCTGTTTGTACAAAGTTAGCTATTGCCAAGTTACCTAAGTTTGCGTTTAGAGCTACAATATTTCCCGAAAAATTAGCAGTGTTACCACTTAATGCTAAATTTACAGTTAAGTTAGGGACTACAACGTTACCTGAGAAATTAGCAGTGTTACCTACAAGTTCTAGATTAACAGTTAAATTACTAGTAGTAACGTTAGAAGCAATATTAGCAAAGTTAGCTACTACTAAGTTACCTAAATTACCATTAGCAGCAGTTAAATTACCTGAGAAGTTTGCAGTATTGCCTGCAAGTTCTAGATTAACAGTTAAATTACTAGTAGTAACGTTAGAAGAAACACTTACGAAATTAGCAGTTGCTAAGTTACCTAAATTACCATTAGCAGCAGTTAAATTACCTGAGAAGTTTGCAGTATTGCCTGCAAGTGCTAAGTTAACTGTCAGATTGTTTGTTACAGTATTAGAAGAAACACTTACGAAATTAGCAGTTGCTAAGTTACCTAAATTACCATTAGCAGCAGTTAAATTACCTGTAAAGTTTGCTGTGTTGCCGCTTAACGCTAAGTTAACAGTTAAATTACTAGTAGTAACGTTAGAAGCAATATTAGCAAAGTTAGCTACTACTAAGTTACCTAAATCAGCGTTAACCGTATCAATATTTCCGTTAACAGTTAATAGACCAGTATCTTTGTTGAAAGTAAGATTAGCACTTGCGCCTGCATTACCATCGTTGTTAAACAGTACTTGAGTATTAGCACCCGGTACTACAATGTTACCTGAAATATTACCTACTAAGTTACCTATAAAATTAGGGGCAGTGATATTGCCAGTAGAAGTTATATAACCTGCTACGTTCATACCAGTATCAGTAACAACAACTACGTTAGAAGTTCCAGTAACACTAATAGAAACATTACCATTGGCTGCTACTTTTACATTACTATTTCCATTTTGAATACTAGTAGCATCAATACCAGTTAGCTGTGAACCATTACCTATAAAATAGTTTGCTGTTAGATTACCGTCAGCATTACGTACTGCTACTGTATTTGCAGTAGCACTCATTGAAGAGTCATAGCCATCAAGCAAGTCAGCGTTTAAATTTGTTACTTTAGTAGTAGATGATACTGTTAGAGGAGCAGTACCTGTTGATACGTTAGAAGTTAATGTACTTGCTGTTACGCCAGTAGCACTTAAGTTTCCTGCTACTAAATTTCCAGTAAAGTTAGCAGTATTTCCTGATAGTGCTAGATTTACTGTTAAGTTACTAGTAGTTATATTGGAAGCAACATTAACAAAATTAGCAGTTGCTAAGTTACCAAGATTAGCATTTAATGAAGTAATATTGCCACTGAAGTTACCGGTGTTTGCAGACAATGCATTTGTTATGCTAATATTATTAGCGTTAGCAATGTTACCTTGAACTACTAAATCATTGCTAATGTTAGCAAAATTCGCAACTACTAAGTTGCCTAAGTCAGCATTAGCTACGTCAATGTTTCCTGCTACTGTTAATAAGTTAGTAGCTGGATCAAATGTAAAGTTTGCGCTTGCGGCAAAATCACCATTTATATTGTATTGAATTTGATTATTGGATCCTGCAGCACTACCGCCTAAATCCCAAGGAACACCATTGGCGTAATAAAGATTATTTGTTAGCACACCCCAACTAGCGTTGGCACTTGATATTAACAAATTACCTGAAAAGGTTGCATTAGAAGCGGTAATATCACCGTTAGCTAATATGATATTAGCGGGTACTTCACCTACCGAGAAGCCGCCTACTGAATTTAGTGGTTTTAGTGCCATTTTATATTATCTCCAATAATATTGTATTTATCGTTTTTTATAATTCATACAGCGTGATCAACATTTTATGAGTTGTTGCATTTGCTGATAACGGTGTTACTACTAAGCTTACTTTAGGAGTAGTTATTATGTTACCTGCATCATATACAACTCTAAAGTCACCTGTTGGGCCGTTTACATGCAACGAGCTATATTCGTTATAGTTTACAGTAGCATCATACACTACTGATGAAATTTTACTTACTTGTCTTTTTGATCCTAATGGATCGGTTGATATAATCGCAAAATCAATGGCCGAAACTGAATTAGCTTCTACTGAAAACAACACTTGATTCGCAGAGGTACTTGATGTTATAGCCGCATATACGTTTGATGTGCAAAATCTATAAACGCCCGATCCCATTGTTAACGCATTGGCAATTAAGTTTCCAGCAACATTTAAGGTGTTTGTAACTTCATTAAATGTTAAAAATGCACTGCCCCCAAAGTCACCCGAATCATTATATTGTATTTGTGTGTTAGACCCGCCCGGTGTGCCGTTTCCACCACCACCACCACCAACAGACCAAGTTAAGTTTCCTAATCCGTCAGTAGTTAACACATAACCGTTTAATCCACCTGATATTCTTACATTAGATAATGTACCCAAGTTAATGTTAGGTGAACCAGAAAAATTAGCGTTGCCTGTTACTTTTAAAACTGCACTAGTGGGAACATTTAAGTTTCCTTGTATGTTAGCATTACCAGTTATTGTTAAAAACTCACCAGCAATACCATCGCCGGCATTTAAGTTACCTGCTGCTATTGTACCTGAAACATTAGCATTGCCTAGTACAGTTAAACTAATCAGATCACCCAAACTTGTAATATTTGGTTGTGCTGCATTAGATACAGTTTGTGCAGTTGGAATAAACCCAACGATATTAGCAGCTTGTATGTTAAATAAGCCGTTACCATTACCTGAAAACTGAGCAGCAGTAAAAGAGTTTGATACAGTAAAATTGTTAGCAGTAATGTTACCTACTGTAACTAAGCCTGTAGTTTTGTTAAATGTAAAGCTACTAGAACCATTAAATGTACCAGCATCGTTAAACTGAACTTGTGTGTTGGAGCCGCCTGGTGAGCCATTTCCACCACCACCTCCACCAGCAGCCCAACTTAAATTGCCAGTGCCATCGGTTTGTAAAAAGTATCCGTTTATACCACCAGTAATAGAAACATTTGAAACATTACCTAAAGAAAGTTTACTACCATTCCAAGTAACATTGGGAATTCCACCAAATGATCCATTATTATTATATTGTAACTGTGTATTACTACCACCAGGACTTACTGATAAAACAGTACCATTAGCATACCTAAAAGCATTAGCATATACTACGTTAGCGGTTACATTTCCATTAGGACTGTTAACATTAGTAACTAAATTACCTGTAATATCTACAACAGTTACAGAGGGTATCCCTACTGAAAACCCACCAATTGAATTAAATGATTCTGCTGCCATTAAAATAATTCCATATTATTATGTTATTTATGCTGTACTAGTAATAATAGGTACTGGTTTTAAGCACCAAAAAGAACTTTTTTTACTAAATAAAAGATGATCACTAAACAAAAATCTAGACCACTATGCAAACAATGTAATCTATCACTAGCCAAACAAAATGGTAAAAGTAAGTATGGATTTCAACTTTGGCACAAGTATTGTGTTGACTGTGCAAAAGCTCTGTACAGTGAAAAACATAAACACTTGATCAATAAAACTACTCAATGTCAACAATGTAGTTTTCAAGCTATTGAACAGTGTCAATTGGATTTAGTATATAAAGATGGAAATAAAAACAACAAAGAAAAAGAAAACTTAATTACTCTTTGTGCTAATTGTAGTAGAGTTCATAGAAAACAACTAAGAACAGAAAAGAAATCTATTTTAAATATCACAGTTGATAACAACGATTTTAGGATATAGCAGGATCTTGTTTGTCTAACATTGTAAATCCCCAAGCACGTTCTTCACAAGAATAGCATTTACCGCATTGACCCTCTTTTAATTGAGTGCATGACTGAGTAAGAGCAATTATCCATTCACAATTTAGTTTGTATATCAAATCAATAATTTGAAACTTGTGTAAATTTAAAAATGGATAGTTATAACTAAATTGAGTGGGATATTGAATTGTCAATTTGTTATTAAACTTAACTAAATGTTCTGGTGGCATATGATTGATTGCCATATAACTAAAAATATTAGAAACATAGTTATTTACAAATTTTATAGCAGTTGAACTTATGTTCCCCAACAAAATAGCAGTATCATCGTTAGGTACATTGGTTACATGAATTAATTTTATATCAAATCTTTTTTCTACTTCTGTTATAACTTGTTTAGCATAATACTTTGAATTATCGTTCTTAATAACAGTAAAACAATAAATAGGTATTTGCTTGTTAGTTGATTTTAATTCTGTTAATATCAAACACAACAAAGCAGCACTATCTAACCCACCAGACAAATATATACCAATATTATCAACTTTTTGAAATTTATTATGTATTAAAGGTAACTTTGAATCTTTTTTAAACATATCAAACTTAAATTCAGTTTGTAATGATTCAGTACCTAATACAAACTTCATTCGTCGTCATCGTCATCGTCATCTCTTTCATCATACTGCTGAGTATGGTCTAACACTTCGTCTATTAGTTCGTTAGTTTCCCAACCACCTTCTCTTAATATATGAATACAGTAAACAAATACCGTGAATACAGTCATGCCATAATCGTAATTAAACAGCTTACCTTCTTTTTTCTGTAAGTTTTTAAACACCTTTTCTGCTTCACGATCACATACATCTAAGTCAAAAGCGTGAAAAGTTCCATCTTCTAATACTTCTACAATTTGGCTATCTTTGGCTATCATAAAGAGTACCTCTCTATTATTTAGCTAGGTTTTTTCTTTACAGTTGTTTCCGTGCCAGCGTTTATTTACGCTTTCTTCCACCTAACATCCATCCTTCAGCTAACCATTGATCTAGTATGTCTTGCTTTACTTTCTTTTCTTTTCCGTCTTTGTTAATGGATACTACGCCCAAGTTAGCTTTTCTTACATTATCGCTGTGACCTTCTTGTTTCTTTATTCCCTTTCCGCCTTCACTAATAGCTTTGCGATGTTCTTCTGATTGAGGCCCTTTGGGTTTACCTTTTTTAGCTAAAGACATTAATTTTTTTGTATCATCCGTTCTAGTTTGTCCTGTGACTTTAGATATTCTCTTTAATTGTCCTTCAGCTTGTTTGACTGGATCTATTTTTCTATTCTTTGTTCGCTCTCTTTGTCTTTCTAGTTCTTCACCTTCAAGCTTTCTGCCTTTGTTCCATGCAGGTTTTCCTTTCATTGTTTCAGAGTGTATTCTAGCGTGTTCTATTCTATAGTGTTCATATACTCTAGAGGTTATCTTCGTTTCGTAACGCTGCTGACTATTATTTTGTGCCCTCATACCTTGCAGCGCATAGATCATTTTACTTCTAGCTTGTCCTTCAGTCATCTTTACCAAAAGCCAATGACAGATAAAATGTTCTCTAGCGGTTAGATATGTAAGATTATCTTTCTCATCTGTTCCGCCCATTGATCGTGGAATAATATGATGTAGTTCTTTATACGTATTCAACTCTCTGTTCAGAGTTGGTGTTATAATTTGATAGTAAAGCTTTGTATATTTGTTATCAGTAAACATAGTTTAAGTTCCTCTAAACTTATTTATGCAAAATTTAACATTCTAATAAAATTAACTCAAAAAGAAAGGGAACTTTCGTTCCCCTTCTTGTACAGCATGTAGCTTCTCTAAATGAGAATGATTCTCACTGAAAGGTGAGGTTCTGGACCGCAATTTCCCCAACGTAATCAGCCGCATTACCAAACGAGGATGCAGTATTAGTAAGCTCTATGTAGCCATATCTGGTCATAAAGCTAACTACTGGTTCGAAAGTTGACGGATCAAGTACAACACCGCTGCTCATCAATGGAATGTATGGGCAGTAGAATGCTGCTGCGTCAGTTTCGCTTGAACCTTTATATCCAACCAATACAGGAGTAGTGTCTGGAGCGTAAGAGTCTACGAATACGCGCATTGCGCCGTTTAAAGTACCAACAAACTTAGTGTTAGTTGGAGCTTCAAAAGTTCCTTCAGTAGTACGTGCGAATGCTGAAGTAGTTGCTGACTGAAGAACAGTCAATGCTGCTGAAGATACAACAGCCCAGTTACCAGCACCACGACGGGTACGCTGTGCAATCAAGTTTGCAACACGGTTGATAAGAACAGCTAGAGCAGCGTGTTCGTCACCAACGTAAGTAGCAGTACCTGATACAGTAGCTTGGTTGTAAGTGAACTCAGTTGAAGCAAGAGTTCTTAATGACAACAGAATTTCCTGATCTATTTCAGCGGTGATTTCTTGTGCAAGAGCAGCCATGATCTCTGCTTCTACATCAATACCATGCTGAGACTGTGCATCCTGCGCAGCTTCAAACGTCCAACGTGCTTGCAACTTACGTGACTTAGCTTCAACAGCTTGTCTTAAGATTTGCACGGAGATTTGCTTACCGCCGTTACCTTCTAGAGTAGCAGTGTTAGCACCAGTGTACTGATCAGTTGTAGTAGTTCCACTTGGTACACGAGAATAAGCCTGTGCAATTTTGAACGGGCTTAATGCTTCTTCGCCAGCTGTAACAGAAGTTGCTGCTGCTGAAGTGTCAGTCAATGACTGCGCGTAACGTACACGTAAAGTGTGGATTTGACCAACTGGACCAGTCATTGGCTGTACACCAACTAGTTCGTTGGCAATAACAGTTGGCATTACACGACGGATAACAGGCAGAATTACACGGTTAAGTGTTGCAATGTTACCAGCAGTAGTAGTACCAGCTGATGATTCAGCAAGTAATTGTTTCTTGGTGTTTTCTAAGATAACACCCATAGTTGACTTACGAGTGCCTTTCAAGCCTTCTAACAGGGCCTCTTTGGTCTCGTCCCAACGGCTTTCTAAGAGTACTTTTGACATGTTATATATTCTCCTAATCTATGTCTAATTAAAGCCCTGCCAAACGCTTGATGTCGATAACATTGTCTTTATCAGACATGTCAACTTCAGCAATCTTTTTAGCAGATTTATCACCTGTTACTTCTGCAAAACTTTCAGTGATTACAGATTTCTCTGCTTTTCTTGAAACTCCTGTGTTGAGTACTGCAGGTAAATACTTATCGAATGCGACCTTCAATTTTGGTGTCTGGACGCTTTCAAGCAAAGACTTCATTACCCCTGCCTTTTCTTCGTTTAAAGTAGAAGTTAAATCTTCAATTACTTTAGCACGTTGAGTAGACTCTTTGATAATTCGTACTTCGCGTTCCTTTGTTTCAACTAGCTTTTGAGTTTCTTGTAGTTTTACAATAGACTCGCTTAGTTGTTTATCTTTTTCTAGCATTTGATTCATAAGATTTCTAGTTTCTGCTTTATCATTAAGATAAGTTACAGAGAATTCACTAGCGAATGCTTCATAAATCTTTCTACCAAAGTTATTTTCTTTAGCAGATTTAATATCTTCTTTAAGTTGTGACATTTCACCTTTGATATGTGTAGTAACAATTTTGTTGATCTTTTGTGCGCTTTCAGCAACAAACTTAGCTTTAAGTTTTTCTAATTGAGCACGACCTTCTGCAACTAACTTAACCTTAGCTTCAACAACTGCTTGTTTGTCTTGTGAAAACTCTTTAATTTCTTTAGCAAGAGCATGTACAATAAACTTTTCAAGTTTTTGTTGATTTTCCATTTGAACTTTGCGGTCGCTACGCAATTCTTTTAACTCTTCGGCCAATTTCTGAACCATAAAGTTATTGAATTTTTGTGCAGATTCACTTAGTTGCTGTCTGGCTCTAACGCGATCTTCATTCATTGCTTGTCTTTCTTGATTAAATTCATTGATTTCTTCAGAAAGACTTTCTGTTACCATTTTATCAAGGGCTTCAACCATCACACTTCTATCGTGTTGATACTTATTTGCAAACTCATCTCTAAGTTCAGCACGAACTTGTTCTTTAGCTTCATTCAACTTGGCTTCCCAGGCTTCATTAATCTGTTGCCCGATATCTTCGTTGATTAAGCCACTTTCCATTAATGGTTTTAATGCTTCTAACATTATTATACCCCTTTTCAATTGCCTGTTTATACTCTAGTGCTTGAGTGTTCTAAAACAGTAATAAAACTGTTTTAATGAATTTTATAGTTTCAAATTTTTAATAAACTTAGTAATATCTTTTTGTAACGATTGTCTAAATTTTCTAACTTCTAATGATTCAGATAAACCTTCATGGATATGTTTGCCATTTTTGTATCCCATTAGTGATTCGTAAATCGCTTTAGGATAAGCATCTGGAGCACTTGGTTGAGCTACGATATCTACAGTAATGATTTCAAAGTCACTTACGTGACCATTCATGTCGTTTACGTTTCCTGATCCACGACTAGATACACCTAACTTTACATTTGCTTCAAGCATAGTTTTGATCAATTGACCCATTGGAGTTGGAAGAATTTTTAATTTACCAATGCCATCAGCGCCATTCATATTCATATTAGTAATACAATGACTAACACGGTCTAAGTTAATTTTTAAATCATCTGGGTGATCAACTTCGCCGCAAATAGAAATACCAGTATTAAGTTGTTCTTGAATAGTTTTTACTGCTTTGTATATTTCATTTTTTGGATATACTCTGCCGTTAGCATTGCGTATATCACCTTGAATAAAAATACCTTCCATGTACATATGTTTGGCTTTGTTTCCAAAAGCATCTTGGCCTTCTTCTAACATTACATTAGTTTTCGCTGTTGATGGATTTAGATATTCTTGTAGTATCAGTTTATTCATGATATCATCTCAGTGTCGGGGATCACACCCGTGATCCCCTTTTTTGCAACATTGCTGTTACTGAGTAACAAAGCCATTTGTCTCAGATTTTTTACTTAGCAACTGGACTGCGATCATATGCTGATCCGTCTTTAGTTACTGGCTTAGGAGCAGCACTTAGCTCTTGCTTTTTCTGTCCAGGAGCATTTTTAAAACTTCCTGCGCCTTTTACATCTTTAGTAGTAGGTGCTGTGCGACCATTTTCTACAGCAGTACTTGCTGCTACTGGCTTACTTGCCATTCCGCGCTGACCTGAGTTTGCAGCTACAGTTGACTTAGTTTGTACACCATTGTCACCGTGAGTTACAGATACTTTTTGTAATTGTACTGCTTCCATAACTTCTTCAGAATCTTCTTCACTATCTACTTCTACGTCATCAGCCATGTCAGCGTCACCGCCCATGATTGATTCAAATTCTCTCATTAACTGGTCTAGTTTGTCTTCAATTCTGATTACAGCGTCTTCTACTTCTTCACCTTCTTCAGTGTCTTCCATATCATCGGCATCAAGTTCAAATGAATCATCAGCATCAGCCATGTCCATTTCATCGTCCATTGCTAAATCGTCTTCTTCGTCTTCCATCATGCCTTCTTCTTCAGCACTGATTTCATCTAAAAGATCGCCTACTTGTCCGCCCATTTCTTCGTACATGTCGTCATCCATCATTTCTTCTTCCATGATAGATTCGTAAATTTCTCGTGACTTGTCTACTACGATATCGTGAAATAATTCACGCGCTTGTTCTTCATTTTCATTGATAATCAAATCAATTAGTTTTTCAAATTTTTTATTGTCCATTGTTAGTCTCCTGAATAGAATGGCTTTGTTCGTAATAATTATTTATAACATAGTCTAAAAAACTATGGTATAACTATGTATTTTTTACGTTTTTGATGGGATTTTATGAAAATTCACAATTTATATGTTAAAGAGCAGCGCCTTCTTCTGCCTTAGCACCATATTGTTTGCGAACTTTTTTAAGATGTAATTGCTTTTCGTACTGTCTAACGTCAAGCATTTTACGTAATTTTCTAATTTGTTTTAAGGTAAGTTTAGTTTTTCTAGAAGTTTTCCAGGTAGGTTTAGAGTTGTCTTGATCAACATCTTGGTATCCTGAGACAGGTGTATCAAACATTTCCGTTAACTTCATACAAATACCCTTTATATCTTATTTATCTTTTTACTATACGGGCGGGGGAGTTGGTATGCCACCTGCTTCTCCGCCACCTACTGGTCCAGCTGGTTCTAATCCTTCTTCTCCGCCAGCCTCAGCTTCTCCGCCAGCTTCAATTTCATCAGCGGTGTTTTGATCAGCTTGGAAATCACCTGAAGAAACACCTACGCTTCTTAAATCACTTCCGGTAACATCATCAAATACTTCTTCTTGGTTTTCTTCTTCCCATAACTTTTCGTTCTTAGCGATTTCTTCTTCACTTAAGCCCAAGAATCTTTCAAGAGCAAATCGTTTTGATATATAAGGAACTGCTTCCATTGTTGTAAAAGTGCTTACTCTTGCGTTATCTAATTCGCTTTGACGATAAGCAGCAAAGTTTTGTGGCGGGTTAAATCTTAATGAGAATAACCCAGAGTCAATATTGAATCCTCTCCAACGCAAGAACAGCTTAAATTCTTCGTCTAATGTCATAGACATATAGCTTTGCAATCTTTCGCAGTACTGGTTAAATCTAAATTCTTGAATCATTGCTGTACCAACACGACCATCACTTAAAGGTGTTGTATTATCGTCTGGCCCAGTTGGTAAATATGAACTTGGAACACGTAAACCACGAGCTAGTCTGTTATTGAAATAACGCAAGTCATCAATTTCGCCTAAGTTTTGTCCACCAGGCAATACTTCAACTGAAGAGCCACGACCATCAGCAGTTACTGGAAAGAAGTAATCTTCATTCATTGAAAGGGGATTGTAAGTAGCGTCAACTACAGATCCGCCACCATGTACTGAAGGTATTCTTCGTTGATGAATTTCGTTTTTAATACGTTCTACAAACGCCATAGCTAAATGACTGGGCATGTTACCCACGTCAATTTTAAACATTCTGCGTTCAGGGGCACGTTGTACACGGTAAATAAGAACTGCGTCTTCTAGCAGTTCTTTTTGTTTATATACTTTGAATATGTTTTCTAAAACTGATTGACCAAAAGGCCAGAACCTGTCTAAGCCTTCAGTTAAACTAAGATGTACAATGTGCTTAGCATCAATAGCACTTTCACTTTGCCCTAATGTAAAACGAGAACCTGTTGTGTTATAAGGCATTGAAGGAACAGTATATCCACCACCTGCTCCGCCTCCACCAGTGCCGCCCATGCCCGTAGCTGGGTTTGCAGCAAAATCAGTATTAGTTTTGGTTGCTACAGTTAAATTTTGTAAGTTGATATTAATATCTTTGATAACATACTGTTCAGGCTTTTTACCTTCACTTTCGTTAACAATAACTTTTACTACTTTAGTCATGTCAACCCAATAAAGTTTAAAGTTTTCTGGGTCTCTTACAAACACTTGATCGCCGTATTTTAGCGTATTTCTAAAAATCTTAAATATTCTTTTTTCAAATTCGTTTAACTTACACCATTGCTGTAATTGAGTTTTTATCATTTCTATCTCATTAGGCGTTGGTTGTTCAGTAAACTCTACATCAAATGGAGTTTTGTTATGCTCGTTCTTTTGAGTAGAAAACTCGGAAATGATATCTAAACATGCGTTAATTTCAGCATCAACATCCATCATTTCGTATTGATTGTATCTTTCTATTCTATTAGGATGACCTGTATAAACTTCAGGCAATCTTGACATGTAGTTTTTATAGCCCATGTCATGGTTATTCCATCCACCTGTAGGTGAACCATTTTGTCCAGGTGAACCATTCCAAGCGCCAGCATTGCTATTTGCGCCTGAAATAGGACTAGAAATACCGCTTTTGTTTATAAATTTCTTTTTATAACTCATATTAATTCTACTTAGTCAATACTGTATTTAGTTATTATACAGTATTACTCAATATTCTTTCCTGTATATAGTTACCATCTTCTAACTTAGAAATCATAGAATCTAATTTAGAATTTAATGTTTCTACTAACATCATATTTGATCTGTACATTTCACTCATTCTTGTTTGGATTTCGTTAGAATTTATATTAGCGTCACTAGCACTTTCAGGAGTAGTAGCTAATTTAGATAGTACTGATTCTGAATTAATAGGTTGAATTAACTCAGTACCGTGCAATTTTCCTAAGTATCCGGTTTCGGGTCCTGAAGCTATTCCTCCCTGTGCTGCTGATAACATAGTAGAATCTTCTATCATATTTGCAACTCTAGGGCCTCTGTTACCAACTTGATCATACCATCTACTATTTCTCAAATTGTCAGCCGCTGAAGGAATATCGCCTTCACCTAGTTGGTTAGCTAAATTAGGCCATCCATTTATCCAACTTGGTCCCATATTGAATGTTAAGTCTGTTAATGCAGTTTGACCTAAGCCATCCATTCTATTAAATCCCGGGATTCTTTCTGCTGCATTTCTATGATGCATATAGTCACTATCAAATAAATCCATTACTTCTTGATGACTAAATCTACGATTCATCTCAGGAGGTAAATCATTTCCTATTAAATGACCTACACCAACAGTCCAATTTCCCAGTGTATCTTTATAAGGTTCGTATCTTGTTCCTTCATTGCCTATGATAAAATCTTTTGTTTCTTGTTCAGATATATTAGTTCCAGAATCAAAGGATCTGGTAGTAGCTCTGGGTGTAATACTAGCAGTTTGCATATTTGTGCCAGAAGTTCCAGAATCAAATGATCTAGGTGTAGTACTAGCAGTTGATACGTTATTAGAATTAATAGATGTTCTTAATGAACCAAATGCTTCTATTAACACATCAGTTGTTGATATTAAATCATCAAACGAATTAGTTAGTGTAGGGATAGTACCTACTTCTGTATCTGTTCCGGTCAACTGAGCAAGTGATTGTGCTAACTCATTAGTAGCACTACCCATACTAGTGACTGGTATAGAGTTTTCATTTAGGCTATCTTCTACGGTATCATCAGAACTGCCGGAAAACTCTTTCCAAAGATTATATAATTCCCATGCTAAGGTAAGATTTAACCCAAAACTTATTAATGCTGCAATCCATCCCGGTCCCGGAATAGCCATCATACCTGCCATTGCTGCAAGTCTAGGACCCAATCGTGCAAGTAATCTAGGAGATTTTGTACCTACAAATGATACAAATCTTGTCCATCTTGAAGTTTGACCTCCGCTGGATCCAGGGGGTGCGGGGACTCCGCGCGATGAGCCCGTCGCTGGCGAGGGTGTCGGTGCGGCTGGAGGTACGTAGTTAGAGTTAGGAACTGTTTGCCAAATTCCTCTAGCATTTTTTACTCTTGTAGTAGGACTATTTGATGTACCAGAAGGTGTTACTGGTGGTGCCGTAGTTGGAGTTGGAGTTGGAGTTGGTCCTGAAGCCGGAGAACCAATTTTTCGCAATGCGTTATATGTATTTGCTATAGTCCGCATTCCTACATAACCTAAGCCGAGACCTACCGCGGCTCCGCCAGTGAGAGCAGTTGCTCCCATCATAGATGGTTGATTACTATTTTGCTGTTCTTCCTCTGGTCTAAATGGATTGGCAATTTTGTCAATGAGAAAATTTAACGTTTCAAATCCAGATGCAGCAAACCCTGCTAAAGGATCTATTAGTTTTGTTTGTATAAGGCTTGATAATTCTTGAAATTTTCTAGTTAATTCTTCAGTTTGATTTTTTAAATTTATTAAATTATCAGAATCCGGTGTAACTTGGAGAGCTTTAGCTAAGTCTTCCCGTGTTATTCTCCTAATTTCAGTTGCAAAGTTCTGCGATGCTGACACGATTCCTGCTACACTAACTAAATATTCTTGCGAAACAGAACCAAAATTCGTAGCCATTACACCTGAACGAGCAATGAAATCATCCTGCGCAATTTGATAGTCTTTCATTGCGTCAGCAATTAAAACAGTACCTTCTTCAGCAGTGCCGCTAAAAGATAGAACCTCCTTAGAAACTGCATTTACATCAAACCCCATCATTGCCATTTTAGCAATGGCTTCTGACATCGTGTCGCCACCGGCGGCTAAAGATTCAAATATCGCAGTAGCATGTTCAACGCCTATTTTTGCAGGATCAGCAAATGATGCAAATGATCTCATTACAGCATCTTGCATATTCATCCTATCAATTGTAGCCTGCAATTCTTCTTTTTCAGCACCGTCAGCCATTGTTCTCATTCTATCTTCGATGGCAATTCTTTCCATGTCTCTTTGAGCCATGCTAGCATTGAAATTAGACTGAGATTGTGCAAACTCTT